ACAAGACACAATATTAGACCAAGCGACAAGTACACTATATCTGGTTTAGAAAAGAAAAGAAAATCAATACGAAGTACAGTAAGCCAAACAACAAAGTTGAGAAGTTTAGCGACTGCCTTTGCAAGAAGTATAAAAAAGAAAGGTATTCAACCTACAAACTATTTTGATAATGCTTTAAAACTATTTAATTCAGCAGAGTTCCAAAAGGACTTGTCGGAAGCAGTAGGGTTTGAAGTACAAGTAGCAATTAAAAATTCATGGGAAAATAATAAATAATGGGTTTAGCAATTTTACAAGGCAATTATGCCATAAATCAAATGAGGTCTTTATATAGACCAATCATTCATGCATTTGGAGACAATCAAGCAGTGCCATTGCCAACTCCACCGGCAGTATATACTTATAATCGTTTTATCTTTGATGTTTATATCAACGGAGTTATGGTTTTAAGAGAATATAAGGCTGTAACATTTAGCTCAACTGTATATGCTTATTTAGATGTTGCTCCAATTATAAGGAATTATATAGAAGCAAATAAAAGCTCTATTTACTTACCTTATATCCAATATCAAGTTAAATATGGGACGGAGGACTCAACCGGAGTAATTACTACCAATGTAGCTACTGAAACAAGTTATGCTTGGTATGGATATCCAGCATTCTTAAATGATGACTTGAGAGCTGATTTGGGTGGTACTTATTACGATGGCATGTATCTTTCTACAAACAGAAGTAGAATATTACAATTATATGGCAATTATAAAACTTATATACCTATTTACAAATCTCAATTATATTCTACCGATATAGTTGAATGGAATTATAATGGCTCAAGTTATTCAAGAGCTGGATCAACTGGAGTAGGTGTTTATAATTTGTCAATTACAGGAGCAGATTTAAACTTGGCTCAAAATGTGCATAATCTTACTTCATTTGCTTTAAGTGGATCTAATATTGATAATATGCCTAACTATACAGTGCAAATACAAACAAATTGCACAAAGAACAATCCGGTTATGCTTCACTTCCTAAATGCAATGGGTGGTTTTGAAAGCTTCTTATTCTCTGGGGTTAATCGTGTAAATACAAATATAGAAAGACAATCTATAAATAAATTAGGGTTAATTACTACCTATACTTCAAGTGGATTAGATAGGGATGTAAGTTTAGATAGAGTAGCAAGTGGGTATTTAGGCGAGGTTAAAACTAACTATTCTAATACAATGACTCATAAGATTAAATTAGTAAGCGACTATGTTAGCGAAACTGATTTCTTATGGTTAAGAGAATTATTAGCTTCTCCACAAGTATTTGCTCAAATAGATAATAACGTTTTAATGATACCAGTAACAATAGAAACAAGCGACTGGGCAGAAAAGAAAAGAGGAGCAGATAAGATATTCAATTTAGAGATAGACATTCTATTAGGCACACAATCCACACAATTACGATAATGAGAACACAAATATTTGTAGAGGGTTTTGAATTAGATTTAACAGATGATATAGCTTGTGAGATTAGCTATGTTATTGATGATGTTAAGGATTTTGGGAGTAAGAATACGAGTTATTCAAAAACAATAGTAATACAAGGCAGCCAAAAGAATAATAAGATATTTAATCATATCTCCGAGCTTGGAAGATTTTTAGCTATTGAAAATGTAAACACTCAAGCACCTAACGTAAACGAGAACTACACTGCAGCAGTTGGAAGCAATTGCATAATATTAGTAGACAACATTCAAATCTTTAAGGGTAAATTAAGGGTTATGGAAGTTGTTAAGTATGCAAATCATGTAGAGTACGAATGTGCAGTATTTGGCGAATTGGGGGGCTTTTATTATGAGTTAAGTAAGGGTGTTACTGATGAGGTATCAAATACTAATTCTGGAACTAAATTACTTGAGCAATTATACCTAACTGATTTAGACCATGTTTACAATTATGCAAACATGACTGCTTCTTGGGCTAATAGGAATACAAATCCAGGTGTTGGGTATTTCTATCCATTGATTGACTATGGCAAGGTAGCTGAAACTTCTGCAAGAAATCATTTTTACGAGCAAGCATTAAGACCGGCAGTTTATGTAAGGGAATACATACAAAGGATATTCAATTTAAGTGGATATACATACGAATGCTATTTTTTTGATACTGCATTTTTTAAAAGGCTAATAGTACCTAATAACGATGATAGATTAAAGATACTTACATCTAATTTATTAAACTTAAATACAACTTATACATTTAACTTTTCTCCTTTATCAAATCCTTATACGATACTTTGGTATTCTGGATCATTTAGAAACTTTGCAAGTATAGGAAGTGGGCAATACCAATATACTGGGGCAGCGACAGTAAATAATACTAAATTTACAATATATCTTAATTTAGCAGTTAATGCTGGTGGTTACTTTTCAGTTCAGCTATGGAAGAATGGTGCATTTTTACAAGTATTAGATAATTTTGACACAAATACTCCAGGTGGTACGCAAGGATTTAGTGTAAACTATTCAAAATTCTTAACTACAAATATAAATCTTGTAACAAACGATATTTATAAAATAGTTTTAGATTATACTCCATATCCTTTAGCTTCATTGGTAAAAATAACTTCTACCGGCTCTGCTTGGTTTGTAGATACTCCAGTTAAGGTGGCAACTGAAGCAGTAATAGGTGATACTTTACAAATGAGCTATTGTGTTCCTAAAAACATTAAAATAACGGACTTCTTTACTTCAATCCTTAAAATGTTTAATTTATATGTGGTAGAGGATAAGAATATAGCTAAAAAGCTGATAATCACTCCTTATATAGATTTCTACTTAAATGAAAGTTTAGATTGGAGCGACAAACTTGATAGAAGCCAAGAGATTAGGTTAAAACCTATGGGCGAATTAAATGCTCGTGTATTTAATTTTAAATATAAGAATGATGATGCCTATTGGAATAAAACCTATAAAGAGAAGTATAATGAGGGATATATGGACTTCAGTTATGATAGCGAATACGAGTATGCTAAAGAAAAAGATGATTTAGAGGTTATATTTTCATCTACTATTAATTATGCTCCAAATGGTCAAGATAAGATAGTTCCAGCTTTATATAAAGAGGGTAACTTTGCAGATGAGAGTATTACTTCAAGCAATATCCGTATTCTACAAACCAAAATGTTGACAGTATCTCATTGGAATATTAAAAATACTGGAGGTGGTAATTTACAAACTAATATTCATCAATTTCCTTATGCTGGTATGTGGGAGCATCCGACTGTTCCAGATAATGGCACTTACTTTCAATCTTTAGGGTGGGCATCTCCAAAAGAGATTTACTACACGATTACCGGCACTACAGTTAATTATGGGTTATTCAATTCATTCTGGAGTCAGTACTTTGCAGAGATAACAGATCCTAATAGCACAATCTTGACTGCTCAATTTCATTTAACGAGTATGGATATAAGAACATTAGATTTTGCAAAAAACATACTTATAGATGGAACGATGTGGAGAATAAACAAAGTTGAGGGTTATGATCCATTAAGCGAGAAACCTACGAAAGTAGAATTATTAAAAGTAATAGACACAATTTATTAAAATGGCAGATAATATAGTAGGCACGAAGATAGTTATTGATAGTAGCCAAGCTACGCAATCGGTAGGTAGCATAAAAAAAGAATTAAGGGAAGCTACAAATGAGTTAGTATCTTTATCGGCTAAATTTGGAGAAGGCTCACAAGAAGCAGTTAATGCAGCGAAAAGAGTAGCAGAGTTAAGAGATAGAATAGGAGATGCTAAATCAATGGCAGATGCTTTTAATCCAGATGCTAAATTTAGAGCTTTTAGTCAATCTTTGCAAGGTGTAGCCGGTGGGTTTGCAGCAGTACAAGGGGCAATGGCTACTTTTGGAATTGAGAGTGAGGATTTACAACAAACTTTAGTAAAGGTACAAGGTGCTTTAGCTTTAAGTGAGGGCTTAAATACTTTTTTAGATACTGGTATTCAAGGCTTTAAAAACTTAATATCTGTAATTCAAAATAGCACCATTGTAATTAAGGCAAACGAATTAGCAACAAAGGCTGCAGCAGTTACAATGCGTTTATTCGGAATTGAGGTAGAAACTACAAGCGTAGCATTTAATGTTCTTAAAGGAGCTATTGCTGCAACTGGTATAGGTTTACTTGTTGTTGCTTTAGGACAAGCAGTTTCTTATTTTGACCAATTGTCAAATGCTACTAAAGAAGCAACCGAAAGACAAAAAGAGTTTAATAAAACAATTAAAGATGGTAGCAAATACGAGCTTGACCAACTAACTCAATCTTTAGAAAATCAAAAATCAATAGATATAGCTAAAGCTAAAGCAAGGGGAGCAAGTGAGAAAGAAATATTTGAAATTGAGCAAAGTTATAGAAGAAGAAAAACAGAAGCTCAAATTAGATATTATAACGATATTAAAAAAATAGACCAACAAGGAGCAAAAGATGCTTTAAATACTATTAATAAGTCAAATACAGAGGGTATAGTTGCTAATTACGAATATCAAGCAGCAGAAAGAAAGAGAAGGCAAGAGTCAGCCAGACAAGCTAAAGAGGCAGCAGAAAAAAGAAAGAAAGAATTTGAGGATAGCAAGATTGAGTTAACTGAAATGAAGTCAATAACTCAAATTGCATCTACAGAAGAGCAAAATAGTTATAAAGATGTAAGTAAATTAAAAAAACAAAACATTGTTTTAAATACTCAAGTTGCAGACTCGGAAAGGTTATTAGCTCGTGCTAAAATGGAGTCAGCTATTATAGCTCTTGATGCTATTTCACAAAGTTTAGCTACTGCAAGTCAATTAGCAGATGAAGGAAGTGATACTCAAAAAGCATTGGCTATTTCAAGTGCAATTATCTCGGCTATCTTATCAGCTCAAAAGGCTTATGAAAGTACAGTAGGTATTCCAGTTGTCGGACCAGCTTTAGCTCCTATCAATGCCGGTATAGCTTTATATGCTGGTTATAAATCAGTACAAAAAATTAGAGATGTAAAAACTCCTGGAGCAAGTAGTAGTGGAGGGGCAAATATGCCAACTGGTAGTTTTGGAGCAGCACCGGTAAGTCCAGCTCCTATGCAAAATACAATAACTCAATTAAATCAAGGAACAATTAATGCACTCGGAAACCAAGCTATAAAAGCATACGTTTTAGAGAGCGATGTAACAAATTCACAAGGTAGAGTAACAAGAATACTTAATTCAAGTCGCTTTAAATAACATTTAAACTATTTATTAATATGAAATATGACTCAAACATTCCATTCTATTACCTGGATATCAGCTCCGACTTCAACGATGACAGTGAGGTGGACTTCATCGCACTCGTTGATAAACCTGCAATTCAAAAGAACTTTTTAAAGTTTGCTGACTCATTTAGCGACTATCCGGAGAGTGTAAAGAATACTGCTCAAAAGGCTTTAGATTGGGCAGAGGAAAATGGTTGGGGTACTTGTGGCACTCAAGTAGGTAAAACAAGAGCTAATCAATTAGCAAGTGGAGATCCAATCAGTTTAGATACTATCCAAAGAATGTACTCCTATTTAAGCAGACACAAAGTAGATTTAGAAAGCTCTAAAAGCTACGAAGATGGTTGTGGTAAATTAATGTATGATGCTTGGGGTGGCGAAGCTGCTTTAACTTGGGCAGAGAATAAACTAACAAGTGTTCAAAAAATGAAGTTCTCAATCAATGAAGATGAGCAAATCGTTTCTGGTCCTTTAATGCTTTCGGACACTCCGATTTATCGTTTTGATGCAAACGGAGAGTATTATGTTGTGTTCAATGCAGCTACTATTCAAAAGATAGTACAAAAGTACTTCCAAAAGGGATATCAAGCAAATGTAAACTTAATGCACGATCCAATGCAAATCGTAGATGGCGTTACTTTATTTGAGAGCTTTATTACTTCAAAGAAAAGAGGCATACAACCAATGGTAGGTTTTGAAGATGCTCCAGAGGGTAGTTGGTTTGGTAGCTTTAAGGTAGATAATCCAGAAGTATGGGCATCTATTAAGAACGGAGATTTCAAAGGCTTTTCGGTTGAGGGTTTATTTAAGTATAAAAGACCGGAGGAGATGAAAGCAGAGCAAATAAAATCACAAATTAAAAACTTACTTGACCAAGTTAAGTTGCACTAATATTATTGTTCACTAATTAAAATAAAATAAAACATGAGTCCAATTGATTTCGTAAACAAAGTGAAGGAGTTATTTAACGAAGCTCCAGCTGCTGCAGAAAGTCAAGTTGAATTTGTAGAGTACACATTAGAAAATGGTACTACAATCAACGTAGATAAATATGAAGTAGGTGGTGTTGTTACTTTAGCTGATGGAACTTTTGCACCAATGGGAGAGCATATTTTAGCAGACAAATCTGTAATCGTTGTAGATGAGAACGGAGTGATTGTTGAAATTAAAACTCCAGAGGTGGAAGAAGAAATGCCGGAAGTAGATGCCGAGCAAGAATTAAAAGACAAGATTGCTAAACTTGAAGAAGAATTAGCAGCTACTAAAGGTCAATTTGAAGAGCAATCTGCAAAATTGGTAAGCCAAGAGGAAAATGCTTTAGCAATGTACTCTAAATTTGAAGCAGCTATTAAAGATTTAGCTTCTGCAATTGAGGGTTTAGCTAATACTGCAACTGCTGATCCTATTGATGCTCCAAGTAGCTTTCAAAAAATTGAAAAGAAAAACGAAAAAATCAGCCGATTTTTAGAAATGGCTAAAAAAGTAAAATAATCAAATAACAATTTAAAATTAAGAAAAATGGCGTTTAACGTAAGTGCTTTATCAAACTACACTACAGAAAATCAAGATTTGTTAGTGTCTGCTGCCGTATTAGGTGCAAAAACTGCTACTTTGATTAAAAATCAAGGTAACGTAATGGTAGGTGTAAAATCTGCTGAAAAAATCAACATCATGGATACTGATGCAGTATTCCAAGCTGGTGGAACTTGTGGCTTCAATGCTTCTGGTACTACTACTTTTACTCAAAGAACTGTAACTATTGGTAAAATCAAAGTTAACGAGTCACTTTGTATCAAATCTTTAGAAACTAAATATCTTCAAAAAGCATTACCGGCTGGATCAATGTATACTGAAATGGTTTATGCTGAAGATTATTCTAATTTAAAAGCTGCTAAAATTGCTGCTCAATTAGAAACTGCTATCTGGCAAGGAGATACTGCTTCTGGTACTGCTAACTTAAATAAATTTGATGGTATTGCTAAATTGGCTGCTGCTGATGGTACTGTTGTTTTAGCTAACACTACTACTTATTTACCAGCTGCTATCACTACTGCAGTAGGTATTACTACTTCTAACGTAGTTGCTATTTTTGATGCAGTTTACAGAGCTTTACCGGCTGAAATCGTTGCTAAAGATAGCACTAAAATCTTCTGTGGTCAAGATGTATTCCGTACTTATACAGTTGCATTGAAAAATGCTAATATGTTTAACTATGCAGTAGATGTAAAAGCTGATAGCTCATTCTTCTTACCAGGTACTCCGATTGAAGTAATCGCTACTCCAGGTTTAAATGGTACTTCTAAAATCTACTCTACTAATTTAGAGAACTTATTTTTAGGTACTGACTTATTGAACGAAGAAGAGAAATTTGAAATCTTCTACGCAAAAGAAGCTGATGAAGTTCGTTTCGTAAGCGAATTTAAAATGGGTGTGAACTATGCGTTCGGTACTCAAGTGGTTGCTTTCGTATTAGTATAATATTATAGTGGGGGTTTAAATACTCCCACTTTTCTTCTAAAATCTTAAATTATTAAATTATGCCATGTGCTTTAACTCAAGGGTTTATACTGGACTGTAAAGAGTCTTTAGGTGGCGTTAAGTCGGTAAGATTTGTAGAATTTGACAATGTTGCTTCAATAGCTTATGCTGCTGGAGTTGCTACATTAACAATGGTTGCTTCTAAAAAATTCTGGAAGTATAATCAAGTTCGTGAAACTT